CCTGCATTCTTGCACGATATCTTTCACGGTTTGCTGCATTCACGGCACGAATACCGCTCTTACCACCACCAGCCGGTAAGAGATGCTCAAAATCTTCTCCTACATGGTAGGTACCAGAGTTTGGTCCGAAGAATGATTGAACTGATGGATACTTTTGATTTTGTGGACGACTTTGCCATCTGTGATAGGCTTCATGATCCGGGTGTGAAATACTACCTCGACCATTTGCTGTACCTGACATACTATGAATTGCAAAATTTATGCTATCATATCCATGTCCTATATGTACTGGATCAATTACTACGTCTGGTCTATGATCTGGATGACGTGAAGCAGATTGTGAAGCTACCTGTATCATAGATGTTAAATGTCCCAAAATATGATTGTGTCCACGTTCTACTACTTTTGCGGCTTGAGACTTCTCATAAGCAGCATTCTCTTTGCTGGCTTGTTTATATTCTTTTTTGGTTGTCGGCATACCTGTATCTGGAACCTCAGAAGAATCATAATGTAATGGACTTTCACTATTTTTCTTATGTTGAGCAAGTGCAATAGGAATAGTATTTTTGGTGAATGCAAATATTGGTCCCAGACTTTTAATAGTTCTACCAATATGAGTGGATCTGGCCATTTCTTTATTTTTGGTGTCTATGGCAATTTGTGGGTCTACGACATCATCTACGGGAGATCCACCAGCAAGTCTACGTCCAAGACCTGTAAGCATATTTCCAGCCCCACGTCTCAAATCATCAATCATACCTTCTTCAAGGTTTTTACGGTTTTGTTGAAAATACATGTTGTCAGGACCAAAAAATTTGTCAGATGGGAAGAATGAATCGCGCATAGAGTATTTATAAATATGTGTAAGGAGATACTATGCTAGAAAAAATTAAAAAGTTTGTTAAGAATGTGCCACTTATCGGTTGGGTTGTCGTTGGAGTAGTTCTTGCTGCTCTTGTCATCTTTAAGGTCTCGGAATCCAAGGGACATCCTGGGTATCCTCAAGAGACACCTGTAGTTGCTCCTGCCAAGTAACTGAAAGGGCTCTATATAGCCCTACGATTGGTTATAAGGGGTTCTGATTCATTATCTGAGTCAGAACCCCTTATGTATTGTGAAAGGCTGTGAGAGCCTCGAAAAAGTTAATTTTTTGGAGCCGGAATAGTTAGAGGTGGTCTAACTGGACCATATCGACCAACATCAGGTGGCATTCTAGGTGCTGGTCTAGGAACTGCTACTAACTCACCACGATCATCTTCTGAGCCGTAGCGTGCTTTTCTTCTAGCCGCTGCTTCTTTAGCTGCTTGAGTATATTCTGCTTGCGTTGCAGGTGCTCCTCGGCGTTCAACTTGTTCTGGACCACCTGTAAGAACGGAACCAATTTTTGCATAGGTTTTTTGTTCTGGATCAAAATAATCCATACCAACTTTTATTGCCTTACCAGCCATGTAACCAGCACCACCAGCTCCAAGTGCTTTGGCACCAACTATTGCAAGTGGTTCTGTAGAAGCACTGCCTTCTAAAGCAGTTTCTACACCAGTCAATGCTATTGTACCTAATGCCCCTAAACCGGTTGCTGTTCCGGGTGCAATAACAGCTCCTTTAAGTATATCATCTGAAAGTCTATCAGATTGCTCTTGCTTTGTAGAGTTTTTAACTTTATTTTTTTGAGCATCTTCTTGATCTTTGATGTATTGATCTTCTTCTGTTTCAAACCTTTTAGGATAAAGTCTATTTTCAGCTTCAAGTAACTGTGTTAAGCAATTAATTTTTTCTTGCAGTTGTTCCGCTAAATTTTTGTAGTATTGTGATAAGTAATTCATATTATTTACGATCCTATTTAATCAACTTTTGGGCGTTCATTATACATCTTTATGAATGCTGCATGATCTGGGTGTGCTCTTAGTACTCGCCTACTTATATCAGCCATCACCTTTTGTCCTTCACCTTGATCTATTAACTCTTGTGGTGTCTCATAGGATTGATAAAAATCAGCTACTGCTTTTTGATGTGTTGGTGTATGGTTTCCATAAGTTGACAGTGGACGACCTCTATGTGGTTTAGATAAAGCATCACGTAAAGCTTGTTGTCTATCTAGGAACATTTTAGATCCAGTTCGTAGATGAGCATCATTATAGTGATTAAGTGATCTAGCCATTTGAGCATACTCAGCCCCTGGATACTCTCCACCAAAGTTATCTACCTGATCTACACCAAGATCTTGTTCTTCTTCGTCTGTTCGGGCTGCAATGTTTGGTGCAGCGTCACCACTGTCATCATAGGCAACAGTCATTGGAATGAAGGTTGGACGACCTGCTTCATTAATTGCCTTTTGAAGAATTACAACTTTCTCTTGAAGTTGTTCCGCTAAATTTTTGTAATGTTGTGTTAGATAATTCATATTATTTATTTACGATATTAATGAGTGTATCTTGGATCTGGAGAAGGCATCTTTTCAGGACCAGGATGAAATCCAGGAGTGTCTCTAGCCGGTGGCTTGGGGCTTTCACCCATTACGGTTTGTTTTCTTAACATTGATTGAAAAACATCACTATCGATATCTGTATGATCGTCATCAATCGCATCACTAAAATCAATGTCCATAACATCATCATGATGAACACCATATAGCGTTGGATCCTCAATTGCTCGTTCTTCGTGATGATATGCTACTTCAGGACTATCCTGCATGTAACTTCTCAAAGTAGAACTTGCATGATCCAAATCTCTGAATCCACCTTCTCCAGCAGCTTTGTGAAGATCTGCAGCAACCTTTAGAGTAAGCTTTCGTCCGTGTCCTGTGTTTTGTCCATATCTATCACCAAAGGCAGTAGCCATATGAGCAATAACAGTATTATGAAAGTCTGGCATTGCTGATATTTTTGCTGTTGCAGCGGCTACTTCTTCAGGACTTCCTAGCTTATCGGCATCGGGACCATCAAAGTTATTTGGAGTAGAATCTGCTGTTTCAACAAGTCTTTTTAGGTGATTAACCTTTGATTGAAGTTGTTCCGATAAATTTTTGTAATAATTTGATAGGTAATCCATAAAAGTATTTATAAAAAAAAACTCTGAATCTTTTGGACTCAGAGTTTTTATTAAAAATTTTAAATTATCTTAACCCCTAAAGTCAGGATGATATCTATAGAATTGACGAGCATCGTGTGGATCGGTCCAGTCTACGGCTCTTATATCTCTAAGTTCATGATCTGGATTGGCACTATCAACTTCAAATGTTTTTGGAGCCTCTCCCGGATCTTCGTTGTCCCATGCCCATGGTGCTGCACTATTAAATGTGTAATGTTTACCATCTTCACCTTGTGCAATAAAGTCTGCACCTTCACCAGTTTGATTATATGCACTTCCACTGACACGATCTATAATAGAAAGTTTCATTCCCTTTGGTTTGGATTCTTCAACTACTCTTCTCATCTCGCTCTTGCGAACCTTAAGTGGTTTACCAGTTGTATAAATGTTATTTTTGTCTGCATCATCATCTGCAAGTTCATGTGCATCATTAATTTCAGTTTCTTTGGATACTCCGACAATAGCTCTACCAGGTTCAACATCGACTTGTCTTCCACGTTTCTTACCTTTTCCTTTTGCAAGACGACCTTGAAGAGTAGGATGATATTCTCCTTCATCTCTTTCTGCATCATCAATAATTACATCTTCAGTTTCTCTTGCTTTTTCAAGTAATCTTTGAGCAGCTTGTTTCTGTTTCATCAAGAAAACTTGGTCTTGGAGGTTAGGAACGTTATTAAAGTCGTTTGGGAAAAATGAGTATGACATGATATTATTTATAAAATAAAACAAACCCGAAAAAAATGCATAAATAAATGTATGAGAAATAATCAACCTCTTAGTTTAGAAGATACTATTCGTGCTGTACACAATAAGCACAAAAATCGTCCAAGTCCATTATCAATGATTCAAGAAGACAGTAATATTCCTATGAGTCCTACTCAGGTTCCAGATAACATGAGACAGGCTCCAAATATTCGAGATCAACTCTTGAATAATTTTATACCAACAAATTCTAGATTTAGTTAATATACTCTAAGAGACTCTATAGTACTAGTACTTTAAAGGTACTTAAGATATTCTTTTATATATTCTTTTATAGTTTACTTTATAGTTCTCTAGAGAACTTAGTCCCTCTAACAACTTAAAGTTTCTGTAAGTATATCAACTGAACTTTAAGAGTCAAATAAATAATAATATGATTCTTGAAAAAAACAAATTGCTTAAAACTTTCTATACCCTGACCATGGAAGACAATGGTCCAAAGACTTTATCTGAGTTAATTTGTAAAATTGCTGTGAAAAAGAAAGAACCCTTTGCTCAAATTTTTGTATTGATTCCTCCTCCGTACATGCAGGCAGTTATGGGATACATACAAACTACAAAATTAACAGTCAAAAATGTGGTTAGCGATAATCAAAATTACATACTGGAGTTCTAATGGCAGAAGAGAACGAATTAAGTTTTAATGATCAGATTCTTAATCAACTATTAAGTACTAGTCATAATACAAGTAAACTTCAAACTTTATACAGAGGTTCAGATTTACAAAAAGAAACATATGCATCATTAGAAAACGATGATCTTGCATACAGACAGTTTATAACACGTACATATGGTTCATATGAAAATTATCTTGCACAAAATAAAATTAATCAAAATATCAATGTTTATGATCCTATGACGGATTATATCATGGATGTTACTGTTATTACTAAAGATACCGCATATAAAACTGATCATATTTCTACACAAGAAGTTATAATGGAAAATTTGACAGGTGTCTGTACCGTATACTTTAACAAGAAATCTAATGGTGCATCTAGACGTTTAACGTGTACTCTGGCACAAAATAGTATTCCTACATCTCAATCAAATACAAGACAACTTTTCTTTTATCCACAAAAAGGTGATCGTGTAGTTGTATGGGATGTTAATGCTCAGGGTTGGAAATCTTTTTATATGTCATCGGTTATTAAGTTTATTCGTGACGATACAACTGGATTAGAATAAATAATAATATCATGACCACCGAAGAACAAAAACGTATTGATCATCTGTACGCAATACTATTTCGTGAGTCAAAGATTATCGTCTCTAGTTACGAAAAATATTTAAAAGAAAAAATATCATCTAAAGAGTTAGCACAAAAGATGTTAAGTCTTCGAGATGCAGTACTTCGTATAGAAGACTCAAATAAATAATTGACATAGATTGTGTTGGTGATATACTAACATTGATGACTATTAACTACGAACCAAAACTTGATTACTCTGATGTTTTGATTGTTCCTCAAATTTCTGATGTAAAATCTAGAAACGATGTAAGTTTAGACGTTTCCACAAATTTTAAATGTGGTAGATATTGGAAAGGTACGCCCGTCATGGCTGCTAACATGTCTACCATCGGTACACATGAGATGGCACTTGCTCTTTCCAAGTATAACATGGTAACATGTCTTAAAAAGGGTTTTGATTATTATGATTCCTTTGTTAAACAATATGCCGATAAAGAACATAATGTTGCACTAAGTCTGGGACTAGATGCACAAAGTAAATTGTGGTTAGATACACCGATCACAAATGATCCAACGTTTATTTGCTTAGATGTAGCAAATGGTTATATGAAAGAGTTTCATTCTTTTGTTAGAAAGGTAAGAGAGAAATGTCCAACGTCGATAATTGTAGCAGGGAATGTGGTGACACCAGAAGGAGTGGAAGCCTTGTCGCTTGCTGGTGCAGACTTAGTGAAAATAGGAATCGGAGCCGGGTCAATGTGTCTGACACGGAGAATAGCGGGAGTGGGATACCCCCAATTGTCCGCAGTAGTAGAGTGTGCAGAAACCGCGGCAGCATTAGATATTGGGATCGTTGCTGATGGTGGAATAGTGCATTCTGGAGATATTGCAAAAGCATTCGTTGCCGGTGCAGCATTTGTTATGGTTGGTGGAATGTTTGCAGGGCACGATGAGTGTGGTGGTGAAATTCGTCATAAAGAGCATGGACAGCTCACAATGTTGCATTATGGAATGAGCAGCAAAACTGCAAATGACAAATACAATGGTGGTCTATCCACATATCGTGCGTCAGAGGGACGCACAGTGGAGGTTCCTTACCGTGGACCTGTATACAATACGATACAAGAAATTCTTGGTGGTTTGCGCTCGGCTTGTTCTTATGTTGGTGCTTTTGATTTGCCTTCTCTATACTCCAATGGTACATTGGTAAAGGTTAACCGTACAATCAATAACATTTTTGAGGAACATGAAATATGAACATTTTTGTTTTAGATAAAGACCCGTATGTTGCCGCACAGATGATGTGTGATAAACATGTTGTCAAAATGATTCTTGAAGGTTGTCAGATGCTTTCAACAGTTCATTCTTTAGATATAGTGCAGGGTAACAAACCAGAATTATATAAACCATGTTTTCACAATCATCCATGTACTATTTGGGCAAGAGCATCTAAGTCCAATTATTATTGGTTAGCAAATCATACTTTTGAGTTAACAGAAGAATATACTGCTAGATATGAAAAGATTCATAAGTCTACTAGTATGTCACATTGGTTTAAAAATAATGCACCGAGCAATCTTCCCAATACTATTTGTACTGACTTTGCACAAGCAATGCCAGAACAATATAAAAACATTGATGGAGTAGCCGCATATCGTGCATATTATCTTGGAGAGAAAGCTAGATTTGCTAAGTGGAAATTAGGTAATGCACCAGAATGGTTTACTTCGCAGGTTTCTTCTGACGCGTTGGTTCAGTCCTAAACGTATTTGCCAGACGATCCATTCTTGGACGAATACCTTTACCTGATGGATTTCTATATTCTTTTGCATTTATAAATTCTTTACCAGCCTCATCCCATTTACCACTATTAATTAAACTAATAGTATTTTTTGATTGAGGTAACATACCAGTCCACCAACCAGATGCAATACCAGATTGCAAATCTGATGAATATGTTCCAAATTTTGGAAATGCTTTGGTAATTGGTCCCATACGAACATCTAAATCATAATCTAATAAACGCTCTGTTTGATCAGTTGTTAATTCTGTTTTTCCACTTAAAACATCTTTACCAAAATTTGGATTTGTTTTATGTTCATCTGCAAATACTGTAGTAAAAATTTTAGGAGATTCTGCAGTTATTAAATGACCATGCGCAATTGTTGGTTTTCCTTTACTATCTGTATAAACTTTTAATATCTTTTTTTCATTTCCAGCAGATTCATCTTGTTTAATTGTAGCTTTAATTGCATCTCGGTCATAACCAGCAATAGGTGCTGCAATAGTTGTTTTTTCCTTTTGTGGAATTTCAAATTTTACTGTTGATTTAATTTGTCCTGCATTACCAATATTTGGAATATTTTTAGGAACTTCAATTTTTTCAACTTGAGATGTTTCAGCTGCGATTGGAAATGGAAACATTTCTGTTAAATATTGTTTAAATGATTTCATATTATTATTGCTTGCTATTGTTATTAAAAGTGATATAATTATATTATACAAAGGAACCCACTATGAGTAATGTAAAAATATTTAGACTTAATTCTGGCGAAGAGATTTTATCACGATTTACTGAAAATGAGACATCATGGACTTTAAAGGATCCGGCGATTCTTGTACCCATGCAACAAGGTCAAATTGGTCTTATGCCTTGGATGATGTACAGCAAGGCTGCAAAGGGTGTAACGATTCCTAATACCTTTATTGCTTTTACAGTTGAGCCACTTGATGAACTCAAGGCTCAGTATGATAGTAGTCTCAATAAGGGAATTATTACTTCTGGTAAGGGAGTGGATCCACTCTCCCAGCTGAAGTTGTCTGTGTAAAATATGAATATAGATCATGTGATTGAAAATTTTGTTCCTATTGCCAAGCCACTTTCAATGGCAATGGAGAGACAAAAGAAACATATCTCATTAGTAATCTATAAGCGGAAAATTATCGCGGTGGGTCAGAATGTATTTAAGACCCACCCCGATACTTTTCGTTTGGGATATCGTGGTTCTGATATGCATTCAGAACTAGATGCATACCGAAAAATTCCAAAAACGTTAAGAGGAGAAAAATTAACTCTTCTCAATTTTCGTTTTAATAGATTTGGTCACTATCGAAATTCTAAACCCTGTCCAGTATGTGCCAAGTGGTGCAACGAAGCTTTTCATAAAATATACTACACAGATGATGAGGGTGTACATATTCTATAAATATTAAGTTCGTAAGGGTGATCATCTATGCCAAAAAAAGCGTGTTGCTGTAATAAATGTAGTTGGTGTGATAGAGATCATTGGACTACAGACTCATATATTATAAATGATCCAGTAACTGGTGAGGGTATTCTTATTCAGAATACTCAACCAAATTGGAATACACTAGGTACTATAACTACAGAACTCCCAAGCGTTGGACATGCAATGATTGGATGGATCTTTGATCAAGATCAAGATCTAACAGAAAGATCTGTACCTATAACAAATACAGATTCTGCTATTATTTCTGAAAATCCTGCATGTATTTTTATTCCTGATTGTATATATGTAAGTCAATTCAGAACTCCAAGTGAAGATATGTTTAAAGAACCTCGTTTATGGGGAACTGCTCTTCATTATGGTGAAATTACTCCATGTTGGTTTAATGGCATCAATATGACAAATATTGATGTGTTTTCATCATCTAGAGGAATGTCTGGTGCAAGTGGATTTTCTGGTGCATCTGGTTGTTGTGGTGCATCTGGTTGTTGTGGTGCATCTGGTTATACTGGTTCAGATGCTTGTTGCGGTCCAACAGGAATGTGCTGTTCACCAGGTTTATCTGGAGCATCTGGAGCATCTGGATCAACTGCATCTGATGATAATCATTTCTTTAATTTTACATTTGAATTAAAAATAGAAAAACTAACAGGATCTATATCCGGACAATCTGGTCCATCTGGTGGAACCTATTCTACTATAATTGATATAAAAAGAACAGGTCCTGGAAAAAATGTTAGACCCCATCCAGATGCATGTCGTTCATTTAATGCAAATGAAGATGGATGGAGTAATTTAGCCGATTGTCATGCATTTGAAAGAACTGATTCTGACGGTAATATCATACCATGTGACCGAGATTTTGCTCGTATGCCACGTGGTCCGTGGCCATATAAATTTAAAGAATTTGAAATACCAGATTGTAAAAATCCAGCATGTTGGGAACAAAATTTTGTTGGTGGTACTAATGGAACTAATGTATTGTTTAGAACATCTGCAGTTAGAGATGCATTAAAAGATCCAACTGGAATTACTGCTGCTACTTATCCTTGGATATTAAATTGTCCCTTTAAAGCAGTTCCATGTGCTGGAATTGAACCAGGAGATTTAGATGGAGGTACTGCTTCATATTGTGGTGATTATAATTCAATAGACGAAAATGATGGTGCACCAGCATCATGCTGCCCAGAAGGTTTTTTGGGTAATGATTTATTATGTGATCGACTAGATCCATATAATGGAACTCCATTTGGATGGGAAGATTGTCCTGCAGAATGTTCTAGTTATTCAAATTATTCACTTCCTGATCCAGTTACTGGAGAAGTAAATACCGAAAATTTAAAGTTTTTTGGATGGATTAGTCCATATAATAGATATACAACACCTGAATGGGATTTTTATGAAGGGTCTGTTGGTGTAACTGGTGCAACATTATGTGGTTGTGTTGGAACAGGATATACATGTGGTCCATCTGGATTTTGTGGAGCTTCTGGATTTTCTGGAAGCACATCAGGAATAACTTCTGGAATTATTAAAAAAATAAGTTTACATGTAATTGTTCCTTCACAGTATGATTCGGGTGCATCACAAGTTTCAAATGGATTTTGTGAACCTAGTCCTGAAACTATTTCAGGAAAAAGTTTTGGTGAATGGTGTTTTGGAATGGATTATGATGCTACTGATGAAATTGACTTACTTCAATCAGCAGGATATGTTTGGTCAAACGGACGAGAAGATGATGGTGTCTGGATTAATAGAACGCCAACAAGTGCGCTCAGAGTTTTATTTACTTTAGACCATAGTGATCTTGCTCCAGGAAAAGTTTGGAGAGTTTTTAGAGATTGGGATGTTATTGTTTGTAACCGTATTAAAACCTTTAATAAAGGTACACCACAAGAAACAACTTTTAAAATTACAATAAAACAAAAAGTAGAAGAAGTACAATTTTCTAGTATGGGTTGTGACTGTCCTTCTGGATACTTTATTAATGAGTGTGGAAAAATTGAAAGTATTGAAGATGCATGTGATGCACATCAAGTAGTAGATGGAGATCAAGTATATCCTAATGAATCTCCTTGGGCAGAATGTTGGGGTTCAAATATTGATGGACCAACTTCTACTAATGTTGGAGGGCGCGTATCGTTTTCAGAACGTGGGCCAATAACTATTAAAGCTATTGTTGAAACAGATGAAACTGGTTGTTTAAATTGTCGTGACCCAAATATAATACCATGGAATTGTTCTGAAAAAAGAGGTTCTAGAGCACATCCATTGGGTAGTCAAGATGAAAATAATGAAGGTGGACAAGTATTTATTGTTGACAATGGTAATTTAAATAATTTAAATTGTGCTGGTTTCGGCTGTCCGCTAAGATATATTGATGCTGTTAGTTGGGATTGGGATAATCCAACACCATATCTAACCAATTCATATAGTAGTGGATCTGTAGGATTACGTATTTCATGTACCCCAATATCATGGAATGGAACAACTGATGTACTTCCACCAGATTATATTTTTGATTTATTTACTGAACATGGTCCAAGATGGGCTGGTGCATTGGCAGATATCCCGCATTCATCTGGAAATGGATCTGTGGGTGCAGTAAGATATAGAGATGGTTATCTTGCTTTAAAACAAAATAGTGAGGAAGAAGAAGTAAAATTTGGTGGTCCAGATAAAATTAATTGGAGACTATATAACCGTCTTTACGGAGATAGCAACTGCCAAGGAATTAGATGTGAAAGCGATAGTTTAGTACGGAATGTATACGATTATGGTAGAATATTTATTGATCAACATCCAGGACTGTCTCCTATAGGTAACTGCACTGTTTCTTGTGTGTGTCAGTCAGATGGAACTGATGGTGGTGGTGGGGGAGACGGTCCAGATACTGGTACTGGAGATGTTGAATGGCGTTGTCCAGATGGCACACTTCCACCATGTATTGATGTCGGATGGTCTGGTCCTCCTCCCGAAGGTGGAGGGGGTAAATGCCCATGTTTAGAAGATCCATTACCACCAACTGCTGCTGGTCATGGACCGTATATATTCCCATATTATGCATGTAATACTAATCTTGCACGTGTAGATGGATATGGTGCTAATGATTATGGTCTTTATACATGTGTTCCTGCAAAACCAGCAGATATAATGTATTTCTTTTGTCCAGAATTATTAGATGCTGGAGGAGCCAAATTTGGAATAAACTCGGAAAGATTTTATTTTAGTGCTGATGCTACAGTTGCAACTTCAACTGGTATTGGATTATTGGGTTGTGCCAAAACTTGTCAGTGTGCCGGAGATCCAAGTACAGCATGTCGAAATGCAAATGGTTCGTGCAAATTTTGTGAGGGTGCTGGTGGTGTAATTGGAATTGGTTTTCCAGCAAATATGTTTATAAATTGGAAAAAATATTTATGCAAAAAACGAGCACAACAAGGTTTTAAAATTCCACCAGATATTATGCAAAAATTTGATTGGAAATGTTCTTCTGATGATGCACCAAATCCTGGATTGTGTGGTGCTAATGAAGGTTTAACTGGTTTAGGTTGTTCTACTGCATGGTCTATTGCTGACTGCCTTGCTTCAAATATACCTATTAACAATTTAGCATATACTATAGAAGAACTTGAAAGTGTTACGGATTTAAGTCCACAATATAGAATTAAATTTAAAAAATATAGTTATAATGAAGATGAGACAATTGAAGATCCTCGAATGTGTGAATGGAATACCACATATGAACCTAATTTTGCAAGAAGTGGGTTGACATATGGTAGAAACCATATTATAATAAATGCTCAAGGACCATATTAATCTATGAAAAATATTAACTTACCTCAGATTGTGGTATGTAAAACAAATAAAAAAGCAGTATATCAACAGATTAATTGCACCCACTGGACTGTTGATGATAGTAGTTGTAACACCTATTGTAATTTAAAAACTAAAAATATTTCAATGAGAGATTGTTTATCGTGTGATGTACGAAAACCATACGATCAATCATCTAATAATATTATTCCAGCTGAAGATATGCGTAATAAGTTTGAACAAACAAATGTTTATAAAGTAAAACCAGACGTATCCCCTATAAGCGAGCAAAGTTTTTTATCTAAGGCTGCACAATATTCAAAAGTTGAAGGATCTCAATTATTAACTGGTAAAGTATCTGAAGAAGTTTTTGAAAAAAGAAAAGCATTGTGTATGGGATGCCCACGCAGAAACAATTTTAAACCAGATTCTGAATCTATTGGTTGGTGTTCTAGTTGTGGTTGTAGTGCAAAGAATCCAAGAGCAGCCCTTTCACATAAATTATGGATGCCAGATCTTACATGTCCTTTAAATAAATTTCCTAAAGAGGTTGGTGAAGGCTTTAATACAGCAGATGCACTAGATTCTGTAAAAGGAATTATTCAATCTGTGGGTGACCTTTTTAAGAAAAAGGAATCGGATGAAGAAATCAATACAGAGCAGAAAGAATAAATAGTATACTATGTCATGCATTAAAACAATCTTAAATTTTCAAAATGAATTACGCCTCCATCACTGGGGAACTAAGTCATATGCCGCACATAAAGCATTAGGTAAAGCCTATGAGGGTATTGATGGTTTACTCGATACCTTTGCAGAGACTTATATGGGAACTCTTGGTAAAGATGAATTGAGAGAGATTAATGAGTTGACTTTAAATGGACCACATAAAACAACTGCTATGCAAGTTTTAAGTTCATTTGAAGATTATTTAACTAAAGAAATATCAAAAGAACTTGGTGCAGATCAAACTGCACTGTTAAATATAAGGGATGAGATGCTTGGTTTGGTACAACAAACCAAATACTTACTAACCTTGTCTTAGGAGTTAATATGAAAATTTCAGAACTAGTTTACGAAGTCCGAAAACTAGCACGCAAAGAAGAAGATCCTATCAACAAGGATCTTTTTTATCAATGTGCTAAATCATTAGAAATTCTTGGAAATCTTGCAAAGATATCAGATCTTGCTGTGGCAGAACACAATGCTGCAGATGAACCGTCTATTGACTATGATGGTGAACTTAAGTGGAATGTAGATGATGTAACTCTATCCATGATGGATGAACATATTGATGATCTAATTCAACATGGATTTATGGATCCAATTGATCGTTGGCCCTACGGTGAACAACCCTTTACCAAGTTTGTTGCCAAATATGCTCAAAGTCACTTCATCAAAGATTCTAAAACAGAATAGACCTTTGTTGGAATAGATACATGACTCAGAACAGCCATATTAGATGGCATTATGCGTAAAACGCATTTGCTATAATATGGATCTTGTTTGAAAGAATAGAACTTTCGTGATTTTTCCATCATGAAATGACTATAGATGTACACGTGAGCCCGTTTCGAATACATTTTGGTATCAATTTTCAATTTAAATTCATTAATTAAGCGAACGGCTCGTTTTTCACAGTCTCTTTCCATGGATCTAACAATAAAAAATGCTCTTTTAACATCTTTAGGTGCATAATTTTTACCTTTTAGCCAGCCATCTACAATATTTGAGGCTTTATATGACTTTTCATATACTTTACTGCTATTGATATACTGTAAAAAATGACAATATTCATGAACTAGCACATGTAAAAATTGATTACAGTGTCTGGCAATACGAATAGCCTTTCCAGACTCATCAAAGCACCCAGAACAGCGAAAACCATCTACATTGACGCATTTACCACGTCCAATAATAAGTTTCATACCATATTGGGCAAGATGCTGACGTACAAATTTTATAAACTGATGACTCATCTGTTCCATAAAGTCCTCCTCAGTCAGTATTATTTATAATAATCACTTGACAGGTCAAATATAGAGTGTATATTGTAGTAACTTCTTATAAGAAAGGAAAGTTCTATGGATATTACTACTGTTGACCGTCCGACGAAGATTCAGAGAGTGTTTGATTATATGCGAAATGGTACTCCTCTGAATGCATGTGAAGCCCGTAAGCGTTTTAAGGTTGCAAATATGCGCGCAACTATGAGCAATCTTCGTGAGGCTTTTGATCGTATGGACCTCAAGTATACTGTAGTTCGTGAGACCGTTAAGGGTCGTGCACACTACCGAGTTGTTCGCTCACGTAGTCGGTAAAATTTGTAAAATTTTTGTTAGACACGAGACCTCCAGTAATGGGGGTCTTATGTTTTTATACTAAAGTATATTGTAGATTGTCCAGTGAGAATACCATATATAGTTGTTGATGTTGGTGTTGGATTAATCATGGCGTATGCACCATTATATCCTGGTATACCATATCTATTATATATTGTTCCTAGTGGAGTATTGTATCCAGCATCACTATAGAATGCTAAATCATAACCAATTAATGAAGGATGGCTCATATCAATTTTAAATATATTATTTCCCGTTGATCGGTTTAATATTACTGGTTGTGTTATTGTCACATTTAAAGTACTTGATGAATTTAAAACAGCGGAGCTAGGTGATGAT